ACCGGATGGCCGCGAATTTTTTTGTGGGCCCCTCAACGCACTAACTGACAAGGACATGCTAACCAATCACATGACGCGCTCAAAGCTTAATTGTTTTGTGGTCCCCTATTTAAACTTCGGCACCAAGTATTGTATTTTGCACTATGTGGGATCCATTGTTAAACGAGTTTCCTGAAACCGTTCACGGTTTTAGATGTATGTTAGCAGTTAAATATCTGCAATTAGTAGAAAAGACCTATTCTCCCGACACATTAGGTTACGATTTAATTAGGGATTTAATTTCAGTTATTAGGGCTAGAAATTATGTCGAAGCGACCAGCAGATATAATCATTTCCACTCCCGCTTCGAAGGTACGTCGCCGTCTCAACTTCGACAGCCCATATGTGAGCCGTGCTGTTGCCCCCATTGTCCGCGTCACCAAAGCAAAAGCATGGGCGAACAGGCCCATGAACAGAAAGCCCAGGATGTACAGGATGTACAGAAGTCCAGATGTCCCTAGAGGATGTGAAGGCCCATGTAAGGTCCAGTCGTTTGAGTCCAGACACGATGTAGTCCATATAGGCAAGGTCATGTGTATTAGTGATGTCACTCGTGGAACCGGGCTGACCCATAGAGTTGGTAAGCGTTTTTGTGTTAAGTCTGTTTACGTTTTGGGGAAGATATGGATGGATGAGAACATCAAGACCAAGAATCATACGAACAGTGTCATGTTTTTTCTTGTTCGTGACCGTCGTCCTGTTGACAAGCCACAAGACTTTGGAGAGGTGTTCAATATGTTTGACAACGAGCCTAGCACTGCTACTGTTAAGAATATGCACAGAGATCGTTATCAGGTGTTGAGGAAGTGGCATGCAACTGTCACCGGTGGACAGTACGCTTCAAAGGAACAGGCATTAGTGAAGAAGTTTGTTAGGGTTAATAATTATGTTGTTTATAACCAGCAAGAGGCTGGGAAATATGAGAATCATACTGAAAATGCATTGATGTTGTATATGGCGTGTACTCACGCCTCTAACCCTGTGTATGCTACTTTGAAGATACGGATCTATTTTTATGATTCAGTATCGAATTAATAAATATTGAATTTTATTGAACATGTTTGGTCTACATATACAACGTGGTGTAATACATTCCATAATACATGATCAACGGCTCTAATTACATTGTTAATACTGATAACTCCTAAATTATTTAAGTACTTAAGCACTTGGGTCTTAAATACCCTTAAGAAACGACCAGTCGGAGGCTGTAAGGTCATCCAGATTCGGTAGACTAGGAAACATTTGTGTATCCCCAACACTTTCCTCAGGTTGTGATTGAACTGTACTTGGACGGTGATGATGTCTTGGTTCATCAGGAATGGCCGGTTGTGATGCTCTGTTATCTTGAAATATAGGGGATTTTGAATCTCCCAGATAAACACGCCATTCTCTGCTTGAGCTGCAGTGATGAGTTCCCCTGTGCGTGAATCCATGGTCGTGACAGGCTAATGCTATGAAGTAAGAACAGCCGCACGGTAGATCAACTCGTCGACGTCTGGTCCCCTTCTTGGCTAGCCTGTGCTGCACTTTGATTGGTACCTGAGTAGAGTGGGCCCTCGGGGGTGACGAAGGTCGCATTCTTTATAGCCCAGTTTTTTAGTTTAGAATTCTTTTCTTCATCCAAGAATTCTTTATAGCTGGAGTTGGGTCCTGGATTGCAGAGGAAGATTGTGGGAATTCCGCCTTTAATTTGAACTGGCTTATTGTACTTTCTATTTGATTGCCAGTCCCTTTGGGCCCCCATGAATTCCTTAAAGTGCTTTAGGTAGTTGGGGTCTACGTCATCAATTACGTTATACCACGCATCATTACTGTAGACCTTTGGGCTAAGGTCTAGATGACCACACAAATAATTATGTGGTCCCAGTGATCTGGCCCACATTGTTTTCCCCGTCCTACTGTCACCCTCAATCACTATACTTACGGGCCTCAAAGGCCGCGCAGCGGCATTGACGACGTTCTCGGCAGCCCATTCCTCAAGTTCTTCTGGAACCTGATCAAAGGAAGAAGAAGAAAAAGGAGAAACATAAACCTCCATTGGAGGTGTAAAAATCCTATCTAAATTAGAATTTAAATTGTGAAATTGTAAAACATAATCTTTGGGAGCCTTCTCCCTTAATATATTGAGGGCCTCAATTTTTGACCCTGCGTTGATTGCCTCGGCATATGCGTCGTTGGCAGATTGGCAACCTCCTCTAGCTGATCTTCCATCGACTTGGAAAACTCCATGATCAAGGATGTCTCCGTCTTTCTCCATGTAGGTTTTGACATCGCTTGAGCTTTTAGCTCCCTGAATGTTCGGATGGAAATGTGCTGACCTGGTTGGGGAGGTAAGGTCGAAGAATCTATTGTTCTTGCACTGGAATTTTCCTTCGAACTGGATGAGAACATGTAAGTGAGGAGTCCCATCTTCGTGAAGCTCTCTGCAGATTCTAATGAATTTTTTAGAAGTTGGTGTTTGGAGATTTAAGAATTGGGAAAGTGCTTCTTCTTTAGTGAGGGAGCACTTGGGATAAGTGAGAAAATAATTTTTTGCATTTAATTTAAACCGATTTGGGGCTGCCATGTTGACTTAGTCAATCGGTGTCTCTCAATTTGTTCTATGTATCGGTGTACTGGAGTCCTATATATATGGAGACTCTAATGGCATAATTGTAATAATAGAACTTTAATTTGAAATTCAAAATAAAAGGCTAAACGGCCATCCGTATAATATT